CGCTGGTTGGACCATGAGCGTGGCTTGCTGATCGCTGCTAAGCCCCGCAAGCTGGTTGTGCCTCCGGCACTGATGTTCGTTGCAACCCGTCTGTTGGAGACTGAACTCCGCGTGGCGACCGCTGACAACGACATCAACGCGCTGAAGAACAACGGCTCCATCCCTGAAGGCTATACGGTTAATCACTATTTGACCGATACCAATGCTTGGTTCCTCTTGACGGACGTTCCTAACGGGCTCAAGCACTTCGTGCGTACGCCTCTGCAGACTTCCATGGATGCGGACTTTGACACAGGTAACTCAAGGTACAAGAGCCGCGAAAGGTACAGCTTCGGCGTCTCTGATCCGTTGGGCGCATATGGCTCACCGGGCGCGTAAACGCAAGTAAATCAAGCACTTAGCTTGATTGAGAGGGGCCTTCGGGCCCCTTTTTTACGTGGTTTAATCACTACTTGACACCCTCTTCTCATATCCGTAAGATAGTGACATTCGATCACTACAGGGGGCTCCAAAATGCCACGGAACATGACAGCACGGCAGAATGCAATTGCCGCAGGATGTAAGACCTACGAGACTGGTATCCCTTGCAAGCAAGGGCACTTAGCCCCCAGAGCTACGTTAACTGGCACTTGCGTTGAGTGCACAAGGTTGGCGTCCCTTGCGTGGTTGGCTAAGAATCCGAATAAAGCGGCGGCGTACACGTCGGCGTATAGAACTCGGAACCCGGAGCTTGTACGTGTTAAAGACCGGGAGGCAAAACAAGCGTTAAGAAAACACCAGCCAGAAAAAATGCGGGAGGCTAACAAACGTGCTTACGTTAAGCGCGTTACGGCTGAAGGTCGAGAAGTCCACCCTAACGGAGTGTTCCCGATTGCTGGGTTTTTATCACGCCTTGCGGATGTTCATGGGGGCGCTGTTCAGTACGTAAGTGGGTATACAAAAATATCTGCGAATGCCGAGTTCAAGTGCGTCACACATGGTGCCCACTTCATATCTACACCCCATGCGGTCTTACGTGGAGCCAACCCATGTACACGGTGCAATCACACGAAGTCTTCGGGCGAAGAGGAAGTCGCACAGTTTTTAGAGACGTTTACCACGGTCGTACGCCGCGACCGTACTTTGGTGAAGCCGAAAGAGCTAGACATCTACGTACCGGGTGCACAACTTGCGGTGGAATACTGCGGGGAGTTTTATCATAGCCACGCAACTGCCGCTGATGAGCAGGCCAACAAAAGTAAACATGCGCAAAAGTACCAAGCTTGCCGCGATAAAGGTGTACACCTGATTACGCTCTATGAGTCTGAGTGGAAAGCCCGTAAACCCGCTATCAAGCGGCTACTGCGTTACGCTGTGGGCGCAGGTCGTGGGAGTCTAATGGCGCGTAAGTGTGACGTATCTCGGGTTAGTAGTGATGAAGCCCGTCAGTTTTACGAGCGGTACCACGTCCAAGGCGGCAACGGCGCTGGTGAGCACTATGGCCTCTATTGGAACGGTAAGCTTGTTGCGTGTATGCGGTTCACTTATGGGGCGAATGACCGAGGGCCGCATGCGTCACGGAGTTGGACGCTTTCACGATATGCCACACGTGTAACTGTGCAGGGCGGCGCGTCTCGCCTGTTTAAAGCGTTTTTGGCTGACTACCAACCAACAGAAGTCAAATCGTTTTCTGATAACCGGTTTTTTGATGGCAGCATGTATGAAAAGCTTGGGTTTGAGCTGGAACGAGAACTTGCACCCGACTATGCTGTCTGGAGCCCTAAGCTTGGGTTGCTTCTTAAGACACAGTACCAACGGAAGTTCATCCAAAAGCGGCTAGAAGAGCACGGCCTCGCGTATATTTTTGACGCTGATACAGACCCCCGTACTGAAGCAGAGATGACCTACTTGATGGGGGCGCGGCGCATTTTTGACTGCGGTAAGAGGCGGTGGGTCTGGAGGCTTGACACCCCCCAAACAACCTGATACAACACTACTATTCCGGGGTTACCGGTATTGCAGACAGTCCCGGCTGACGACATGCAGGCTGCAGTACCGAAAATCGCATGTGAGAGATCATGGCCAACACTACATTCAGCGGGCCGGTACGGTCCCAAAACGGTTTCCAAACCGTTACCATCAATTCGTCTACCGGTGCTGTTACTACGGCTGCGGTGTCCATGGGTGTTTCTGGGATTGTTGCAACCCCGGTGGCTCTGGCTGATGGTAATGCAACGATGACCGCTGCAACTAACGGCGGCGGTGTAATCAACATCGTTCCCAACGGTACCCAAGACAACACCTACACGCTGCCTGCCCCGGTGGCGGGTCAGTCGTTCACGTTTGTGTACGGCGGCGGTGCTGCGGATGCGACGGACTTCATCATCAACACGGGTTCGAACACCAACTACTTTATTGGCGGTGTGGCGTTCCACGATACGGATGATGGTGCTGTGTCGGTTGTGTACTCGGACGGCAACTCCAACAGCAAAATTCAGGTCAATGTGCCTGCTGCCGCGCAGATCACTGTGATTGCCAAAGACGGTACGAACTGGCAAATCTTCGGTACGGTTGTTGGTGCGACTGCCCCTGCGTTTGCCGACCAGTAATAGGAGGCACTCATGGCCTCTATGCAATATGATGTCTGGGCGGTAACCCCCGCCACAGACGATGCGTACTACCGGGCAAATGCCTCGATTGCGGATGCAGGTTCACTGTCTCTGCTTGAGAACACCGTCGGCCCTAACGGGTATGGGTATAAGGTCATCATCACGTCGGCAGGTGATGACTCAGGTATCACGTTCACGATCACGGGCATCAAGGTTGGTGATTTGACCAACACCGTTGTGAGTGAAACTTTGACTGGACCCAATGCCACGACGGTAACCTCCAACAACTTCTACGCACGGGTTGATTCAATCACGGCAAGCGGGGCTTCGGCGGGTAACGTCAAGATCGGAACAACAGGTAGCCTTGCGCTGCCTCGCACCCGCATCAAAGGTCTGTACTACGTGGGCACTGGCAGTGCTGGATCAGTCAAGTTCAACACCAATGGGCTTGCGCGTAACCTGAAACTGCAGGTTAATACTCCGGCATCGGCCACGTCAGTCAATAGTTTGTACATGGCGGCAGAGGGGATTATCACTACCCTTAGTGGTAAAGACGACTTCTGCGTTGTCACGCTGACAAACGTGACCTACTGCACCATCATCTGCGGGTAGATCATGGCTAAGACACCTGCTTGGCAGCGCAAAGAGGGGAAAAATCCTGAAGGCGGGCTCAATGCCAAGGGGCGGGCGTCGTACAACAGGGCTAACCCTGGGAAACCGGGGCTTAAGGCTCCTCAACCGGAAGGTGGTGCTCGGCGTGATTCATTCTGTGCCCGGATGAAAGGGATGAAGAAGAAGCTCACGTCTGAGAAAACTGCTAAAGACCCAAACAGTCGTATCAATAAAAGTTTGAGAGCATGGAAGTGCTAACCATGGCTGATGTAGACCCTAAAGAGTTTGGCGCTCTTGAGGCTGACGTTCGTAACCTCATGAAAGAAATTCACCTGCTGCGTCAGGATATGAAGGTTATGAAAGAGACCATTGATCAGACCAAGGGTGGTATCTGGGTGGTCATGGCTTTTGCCGGTACGGTTGGTGGTGCCATTACGATGGGCCTTAAACGGCTGTTTGGTGGCTAACATGCCTTCGACCAGCAAAGCCCAGCACAATTTGATGGCGATGGTCGCTAATGACCCCGCCGCTGCTAAGCGGATGGGGATTTCTCAGAAGGTTGGCCGCGAGTTCATGAAGGCCGACAAAGGCCGTAAATTTAACGAGGGTGGTGACATGAAAGAATCCAAAGCTATGATGGGTAAAGAGCTTGCCTTTATGAAAAAGAAGGGCGCTCCCAAAGCCATGATCAAGCACGAGATGGCTGAAGCCAAAGGTATGAAGAAAGGCGGCGCTACCAAGAAGATGATGGGTGGCGGTATGGCCTACAAATCGGGTGGGTACACCAGTGCGGCTGATGGCGTTGCCAAGAAAGGCAAGACCAAAGGTACGATGGTCAAGATGGCCTACGGCGGGAAGTGCTGAGATGGAAAAGATGTCACGCGATCGCCGTAAAGAACGGCCCATGCCGCTCCCCATGGACGACAACGCTGCTGCCGCAGCTGATGCAGAGCGCCGCGCTAAGATGTACCGCGAAGAAGACACCATGACTCCGCGTCCTGATGTTGAGCGCAAAGCGATTGATGAGGCGCGCCGTGAAGCTGAGCGTATGAAGATGCAAGAGGCGTTTGAAGCCGCGCGTCAGCTCGGGCCTCGGAAGTATGCTAAAGGCGGCTCAGTTGGTTCGGCTTCCGCCCGTGCAGATGGTTGCGCACAGCGTGGTAAGACTAAAGGTCGAATGATATGACTACCCTTGCCGAAAGGTTTTGGGCTAAGGTAAGCCAAGGGCCTATGCACCAATGCTGGGAATGGCAAGCTGCTACTAACGCAAAAGGGTATGGTTGGTTTTGCGTACATTTGGGGAAATCTACCACAGCGCATAGAGTGGCTGCGTGGTTAGTAAATATGTTACCGTCGCTTGACCACCAACTACATGTGCTACACAAATGTGATAACCGAAAGTGTTGTAACCCAGATCATTTTTTCCTTGGTAGTAACAAAGATAATGTAGCGGATAGAGTCGCCAAAAAAATTTGCGGTAGCGCCCGGCTTCATGGCGAGTTGAATGGGCAAGCCAAGTTGACTGACGCACAGGCAACGCAAATTAAAATTTTATACACCAATAAAGTTTATAGCCAAGGCATGCTAGCAAAACAGTTTAATATACGGCAATCGCAAGTAAGCCGAATAGTAAATGGTGTTAGACGCGGAGGTGTATCTTGATGCCGTCACGCGGGATGGGGGCTATAAACCCCTCCAAAATGCCTTCAGGCGTACGCAAGAAGCGCCGGGACAATACGGACTTTACGGAGTACGCTGAAGGCGGCTCTGTGTCCCGCGTGAACGAAGCTGGCAACTACACTAAACCCGGCATGCGGAAAGCGTTGTTCAACAAGATCAAAGGTCAAGCAACGCAGGGTACTGGTGCGGGGCAGTGGTCGGCCCGTAAGGCACAGCTTCTGGCTAAGCAGTACAAGGCTAAGGGCGGCGGCTACCGTGACTAAACCCTCGCAACAGAGCTTAAAAGATTGGACCCAACAGCGTTGGACTACACGCAGCGGAAAGCCTTCATCCAAGACGGGCGAGCGGTATCTTCCTGAAGCTGCCATCAAGTCTTTGAGCCCTGCGGAGTACGCAGCAACCACCCGAGCCAAACGAGCAGGAAAGGCTAAAGGTAAGCAGTTTGTAGCGCAACCCAAGGGCATTGCTCAGAAGACAGCGAGATTTAGATGACAACCTCTGGTGCAACGACGTTTTTCCCAGACTTCACTGAGGTCGCTGAACTGGCTTGGATGCAGGCCGGTCGGGAGATGCGTTCGGGCTTTGACCTGAAAGTTGCCCGCATGGCCATGAACATGCTCACCATTGAGTGGGCTAACCGTGGTCTAAACATGTGGACGTACGAGCAAGGCACCATCACGCTCGTGCCGGGGCTGCCAACCTACGCGCTACCACTGGATACCATCGATCTTCTCGATCACGTAATTCGCACTGGGGCTAACGCACAGTCAACGCAAGCGGACCTAAACATCACCCGCATTAGTGTCTCAACGTATGCCACCATACCAAACAAGCTTGCTCAGGGACGACCAATTCAGGTGTGGGTGCAGAGACTCTCAGGGCAGGTAAGTCCTACGGGTGCGACGCTCAACGGCGGTATTAACGCTTCAACGACCACGATCACGCTGTCGTCGCTGGCTAACTTGCCTTCTGCGGGCTTCATCCGAGTGGACTCGGAAGACATCTATTATGGCTGGCTCAATACGTCGAACAACACGTTGGGTGGTGTGGTACGTGCGCAGAACGGAACGACGGCTGCAAGCCATTTGACAGGCACAGCGGTCTATAACCCAAATCTTCCTTCAATCACCGTGTGGTTGACCCCGGACAATACGCAGACGTATCAGTTTGTGTACTGGCGACTTCGCCGTGTCCAAGATGCTGGCGCTGGTATCGAGACACCGGATATGAACTTTCGTTTCCTGCCTTGCTTGATTGCGGGGCTGGCGTTTCAGATTGCTATGAAGACTCCAGAACTGTCGGACCGGCTGCAAGTGTTGAAAGCCGAGTACATGGAGCAGTTTGAGTTGGCAGCGGCTGAGGACAGAGAAAAAGCTGCAGTACGTTTCGTTCCCCGCAGACAGTTTATCGGTAGCGGTGCCTAAATGGGCAATAGGTTCGCCAGTGGAAAAATCGCTATCGCAATGTGCGATATTTGCGGGTTCCGCTTTAAGTTGCGAGACCTGAGCGAACTGGTTGTCAAGACGAAGAAAATTAACCTGCTGGTATGTAAAGAGTGTTGGTCGCCTGACCACCCGCAGCTTCAGTTGGGGATGTACCCGGTTGATGATCCACAGGCTTTACGTAACCCGCGAAGAGATACGACGTACGTAACGGCAGGTGTGAATGCAGAGGGTAACTTGACCGGTGGTTCACGTGATATTCAGTGGGGCTGGTACCCAGTGGGTGGCGCAAGCGCAAACGATGCAGGTTTGACACCGAACTACTTGGTTGGAGTCACTTCTGTTGGTACAGTAACGGTTACGACTTAGGAGTTATCATGGATGCGAAGAAGGCCGTGCACAAGCACGAAAAAGCAATGCACCCCGGCAAGCCGCTGACCAAGTTTGCTAAGGGCGGCAAGACGAATCTGCAGATGAAAGAACTGGGGCGGAACCTTGCCAAGGTTGCCAACCAAAAAACTTCCTCTTTCAAGTATAAGAAGTCTGGGAGGGGTGTGTAATGAAACAAAATCCCAAAGCGAAGCCTATCCCGCAGGCAAAAAGCCCGGAGGGCGTTGACCTCAAGAACTCGGGGTATCCTGAGAAAAACGTCAAGACCACGGGTATAAAGATTCGTGGTACCGGTGCTGCGACCAAGGGTGTGATGGCGCGTGGGCCGATGGCCTAAGAGGTTCTTATGAACTATGGTGAGCTTCAAGCGAACGTCCAAGATATCGTAGAGAACGCGATACCTGCGGCTACGCTCGCCATGCTTGTTCGGCAAGCTGAGCAAAAGATTTACAACACCGTTCAATTTGCAAACTTGCGCAAGAACGTCACGGGCAGCATGTCCGCGAACAATAAGTACCTCTCTGCACCGAACGATTTTCTGTCGGTCTACTCTCTGGCGGTTGTCAAAGCCAATGGCGAGTATCTGTATCTGTTGAACAAAGATGTGAACTTTATCCGTGAGGCGTACCCAAGCCCCACAAGCACTGGACTGCCTAAACACTACGCGATCTTTGGACCTACGTTCTCTGACACCAACGAGTTGTCGTTCATTCTCGGGCCTACGCCTGATGCAGCGTACTCAGCAGAGCTGCATTATTACTATTACCCCACTTCGATTGTTCAGTCTTCGATTGCAACCTTCGGTGCGATTACTGCGGGCTCTTCCTATACCAACGGAACTTATTTCAACGTGCCGTTGACGGGCGGTAGTGGGTCTGGTGCGACTGCGCGGGTTGTGGTTTCAGGTGGTGCGGTTACGAGCGTGACGCTTCAGAATCCTGGGGTGTTCTACGCAGTGGGTAATACGCTTTCAGCAGCGGCGTCCAGCATTGGTGGTACTGGGAGTGGGTTTTCGATTCCAGTAGCTACTGTAGATAACGCAACGGGCACGTCGTGGCTTGGGGACAACTTTGATACGGTGCTGCTGAACGGTACGTTGATCGAAGCTATCCGATTCATCAAGGGTGAACAAGAGACAGTGCAGATTTACGAAACCCTGTACGCACAAGCGATTGCACTGGCTAAACAGTTGGGTGACGGCAAGCAGCGTATGGATGCGTACCGCGATGGTCAAGTTCGGGTACAGGTGAAGTAATGTCGATTGTCCAGACCCAGACCACGAGCTTCAAGGCGGAGCTATATCAGGCTATTCACGACCTGACCACGGACACCATTAAGATTGCTTTGTATACGGCTGAAGCTGATCTTAACGAAGCTACGACTGCATACACAGCGACAAACGAAATCACTGGTACGGGATATACGGCTGGTGGCGAAATCATGACTGGCGTGACAATCGGCACGTCTGGGTATGTAGCATTCGTAAACTTTGATAACGTTTTGTGGAACCCTGCTGCCTTCACAGCGCGATGTGCTCTGATCTACAATGCGAGCAAGGCCAATCGGTCAATCGCCGTCCTAGATTTTGGCTCCGACAAGACCACAACCACTCAATTCTTAATCACCATGCCTGCGAACACTGCCACGACGGCTTTGATTCGTTCTTCTAACTAAGAGGCAAACATGAAAAGTCACGAAGGTGCTAGCGCTGGCGGTGTATTCCGGGCTGAGTGCTATGGCGCAGATGGCGAACTGAAGTGGACGAGTGAGTCCAAAAACTTGGTTGTGAACCAAGGTCTGCAGGATATGAACGCCAAGTATTTCACGGGTAGTGGCTATACAGCGACGTGGTACGTAGGCATTTACGGCGCAGCGGCGTCAAATAATCCGGCAGCGGGCGACACAGCAGCTTTGCATGCAGGCTGGACTGAGGTGACTGATTACAGTCAATCGACGCGCCCCCAAGCGGTATTTGCAAGCCCCACCACTGCAGACCCTTCGGTGGTTACGAACTCAGCTTCTCCGGCGACATTTAGTATCAATGGTACGACGGTGGTTGGCGGAGCATTTCTGATCAGTAACAACACCAAAGGTGGTACGTCTGGTGTGTTGTTCTCTGCATCAGACTTCCAGGCACCGGGGGATCGCTCGGTCGTATCGGGTGACACCATCGTGGTCACCTATACCTTTAGCCTTGACGCAGCGTGAGGTCATCATGGCAACTAAGTTCAAGCGTGGTGATCTAGTCAAGGTCAATACTGTCGTGCCTTCTGGGGAGGTTGAAGCTTTTCGGATGGACGAGGACGGGGTTGTGTGGTGCCGGATGACGTGGGTTGATGTTGAGGGCAACCAACAAACTCGTTGGTTCAAAGAAGACGATCTGGTCAATGAATAATGTCGTTCTCCTCTGGATCGTTCGCTGAACTTCCATTCGCCACGGTTGGTGGGACGATCTATTTTCCTACGATCTCTGAATCTGCAACGGGTTCAGATGCAGTAACAACGATTGTTACTTTCTTAAGTTCTGTCACGGAACTGGCCACTGGATCGGATACGACGTCCGGCACGTTTACTGTTTTGTCTTCAGTGTCTGAGACGGCAACGGGCTCGGATCAAGTAAGCTCACTGATCAATTTCCAGTCTTCTGTTTCAGAGTCCGCGACAGGCGCAGATACAACTTCAGCGGTTCCGTTCTACCCTGGGACAATTATTGAGGGTGCTACGGGGACTGACAGCTTCGCTACCAGTGTGACGTTCTTGGCGAGCGTATCGGAAACAGCAACCGGATCGGATGTAATTGTTGGGCGTCCGCTATGGGAGCCGATTGATGACGATCAGACGGCGAACTGGACCATCATAAACAATACGCAGTCTTCGGGCTGGACTAACATAGACGCGGTGTAATCATGGCACTTGTACTGAAAGATCGGGTTCGGGAAACGACGACAACTCAAGGCACGGGCACAGTTACGCTGGCTGGTGCGGTTGCGGGATTCCAGAGCTTTTCTGCCATCGGGAATGCTAACACCACGTATTACACCATCAACCTTCCGGGCGTTAATGAATGGGAAGTTGGTATCGGTACTTATACGGCGTCGGGCACGACGCTCAGCCGAGATACGGTGCTGTCTTCGTCAAACAGCGGGAATCTGGTTAACTTCTCGGCAGGTGTTAAAGACGTCTTCTGTACCTACCCTGCTGGCCGGTCGGTGTACTACGACACCGCGACTAACGTCACACTGAACACCTTAGCTGCCACAACCATCGACACGACGAACCTAGAGGTTACGAACGTCAAGGCTAAGGATGGTACTGCTGCTATCACGCTGGCTGATTCTACTGGCGCGGTCACCGTCTCTACAGCACTCACGGCTAACGGTGGGGCTGTGTTCAACGAGAATGGTGCTGATGTTGACTTCCGTATTGAGGGTGATACAGATGCGAATCTGATCTTTGCTGATGCGTCTACGGATCGGGTTGGTATTGGTACTAATGCGCCTGCATCTAAAATTCATGCGTTTACAACAACAGATACGATAGCCATTCAAGTTGAATCAAGTAGCACAAATGCGTATCCATTGTTTTCTATAAAAAACAGTGGGGCATCTGGTCGTGAATACGTAATAACGACAGGAGGGTCAGCGACGGGTTTGCCAGGGGCTTTGTTAATTCGTGACGCAACTGCTGAAGCTAATAGGTTAACAATCACCTCCGGTGGTCAAGTCAACATCGGCGGCAACTTCACCAGTACAAACAACACGCTACAAGTTACTGGTAATGCTGCTATCGGTTATACAACAGCAGCACCTACTACTGGGCTGATTGTTGCTGGTAATGTTGGGATTGGGACTCAAAGTCCAACCACTGCATATGGATATACGAGAGTAATTGATATTGCAGGACAATTCCCTGGAGTTAAATTCACTCCGTCTGGGGCTAATACCTTTGGGTTCCAAATTGGCGCTGGAACTAATGGCTTCCAATTCTATGACGTTGCGGCTTCTGCTGAACGCATGCGTATCACCTCCACCGGCACACTAAACATTGTCGGTGCTGGCGTAGCAGGGTCTACCCAGGCTGTTAGTTTCAATGGTAGCGCTCCGGTTGATTCGTTGGTATTGGCATCGTCGGGCGTGATTTCAACCGGAAAAGATATGTCGATCTACGGCATCACCGTAGGTCGTGGTGCAGGTGCTGTGTCCACCAACACTGCGGTGGGTGCGAGTGCTTTGGCGGGCACAAACACCGGAGGCGGAAACGTCGGCGTTGGTATTTCCGCGCTGGCTGCAAATACTGGGGGCGACAACAACACTGCTGTGGGCAATTCCGCACTTGCCACTAATACCAACGCCCAGTACAACACCGCAATTGGTTCTGCAACACTGCTGGCGAACACAACTGGCGCAAATAACACCGCTATTGGACGTGCGGCGCTGATTTCAAACACGACTGCCAGCAACAACGTAGCTGTCGGTTTTCAAGCGGCCAACAACAACACTACCGGAACCAATCTGGTGGCGATTGGCACTCAGGCTGGGTATTCAAACACGACAGCCAACAACAACATCTCTATTGGGTATCAGGCACAACAGGTTACAACAACCGGAGCAAACAACATTGCTGTCGGCACTATTGCTTTGGCGCTCAATACAACTGGCGCAAGCAATATCGCTATTGGAACTCAGGCGCTTTATTCCAACACCACCGCCTCTAACAACACTGCTGTTGGGTATCAGGCGGGATATTCACAAACAACCGCAGATGGAAACGCTTTATTTGGTTATCAAGCGGGAACGTCTCTCACAACTGGAAATCTAAACTCGTTTTTTGGTGCGGCGGCTGGTGGCGCAATTACGACCGGAGCCAAGAACACTATCCTCGGTCGCTACAACGGCAACCAAGGTGGCCTCGACATCCGCACTGCTGACAACTACATCGTGCTGTCGGATGGGGATGGAAATCCGAGGGCGCACTGGGATGGCTCCGGAAACACTTTCCTAAAGGGTTCGTATGTCAGTTTTGGCAACAACGGTTACATCCGAATTGACCAAACCAACTCAATGGCAATTCAGGCAGGCAGTAGCAGCACCGTTGGCTGGCAGGTTAGGAATAACGGCAACAGCAGTGCGATGCTGTCTATGTCCGGCACTTCTCAAAACACACTTGCTTTGGAAGGCGCGTCACCGCAGGCAGGTACAGGCATCACCTTCCCCGCCACCCAATCCGCATCATCCAACGCCAACACGCTAGACGATTACGAAGAAGGAACTTGGACTCCGACTGTTGGCACAAACGGCACCATGTCAAATGTTGCCTACACCACTCGGATTGGCAACTACATCAAGATCGGTACCTTGGTGTACTTGTTTATGGATGTCGAATGGACGAGCACTGCCTCTACCGGAACAGGTTCGATTACTGGGCTTCCTTTTACATCGCAAGGAAGCTCTTACAACTCGTTTGTGTTCAGAGCGTACGGCGGCATCGACTTAGCCGCCGTGGGTGGAACCACGCACCTACCGGCTGGTTATGTTGGCCCCGGTTCATCTGACTATCAACTTCAGGTAATTAACCAAGCCGATGGTCAGGAAACTGCAATTGGCTGGAAATCAACAGGGGGCCGGGTCAATGGCTGGCTCATCTACCGTTCAACAACTTGAAGGAACTCACCATGTCTCTCTCAGAAATCACCTACATCTCTCAATTCGACATCCAACCCAACGGGTGCATCGGAGTCCGCAAGACCACCGATGTCCTGAAGGATGGCGTTGTCATTTCGTCAACCTACTGGCGTTGCGTTCTCGTGCCCAACGACCCGCAGGCATCCACGGTGCTGGATGAGGCTTATTACCTCAACATCGCCAACTACGCTTGGAGCCAACCATCGCCCCAGCCGTATGACCCTAACCCGCCCAGCCCCCTCGCTGCGCCTCAAGGAGCTTAATCATGGATTGGCAGGTATCAAGCATGGAATGCCGTGTGCAAGAAGGCGATCTCTCGGATGTTGTCTATCTTGTTCACTGGCGCTGCTCGGCAACCGAAACTGATGGTGACAAGACCTACAGCGGGTCTGTGTACTCATCCTGCGTTCTACCTGCGCCGGATGCTGCTGACTTCACACCCTACGATCAGTTGACTAAGGAACAGGTATTGGGTTGGCTCTGGGCTAATGGAGTAGATAAGGATGCTACTGAGGCCGCTGTTCTTCAACAGATTGAACTTCAGAAGCACCCCGTGGTCGTTAACCTACCCCCTCCTTGGAGTCAGGCGTGAGAGAGGACGATAAGGACGTAGCGGCGCTTGCCCTAGTGGTAGCGATCTCGGGGTTTGCTGCATGTCTGCTTCTAGCCGTGGTGTGGTGATGGACGTAAGCAAAGCCATTGGGGCTATAGCAGCTAGTGTCGCTGCCGTGGGTGGCGGATATACGCTTGTGGACAAAGTTGGTTGGTTAGATCGAGCCATCATCGAGTGGGCGCCAGAGCATTTCAAGATTGCCCCTGCCAAGAAAGGCGAACCCATAACGGTCACGGTGGCGCGGATCAAGAAGCGGGATGATTGTTCCGTCGAAGGATTCTTTCCAACTGTTCGGGATGGTGTTGGCGTTGTGCATGAAGCTATGCCAAGTATGAGCAAATTTACGGGGCCTGCTGGGCCAGAGATCGATACATTCACGTATCAATTGAAGCTTTCTGACAAAGAACAGATTGCGCCTGGGCGGGCGACATTGCTTGCCACAATCAAGTATAAGTGCCCAGAGGGAGATAGGGTGGTGACTTATCCAAAGCACAAGAACCTCACGTTTGAACTGACGGAGAAATAAATGGCCCCTCTTCTTGCAGGCATCGTATCAAGCTTGATCCAGAACAACCTGCCCAAAGTAGCTCAGGCGGTCGTGGATAAGGGTCTTGACTATGTTCAGGAGAAGACCGGGATTGAGCTAAAGCCTGACATGAACCCGGAGGAGGTCAAGGCCCTGCGGGAAAGCGCCATGAAGCATGAGGAGTTCATGGTAGCCCAGGCGAACGCGAATACGGACAGCGCCCGGAAGATGCAGATTGCTGCGCTTCAGCAGGATGACAGGTTCTCTAAGCGCTTCGTGATGTACCTAGCGATGTTCTGGTCAGCCACGGCGGTGGTGTACATCTTCCTAATTACGTTCACGAACATCCCTGAGTTAAACATTCGGTTCGCGGATACTATTCTTGGGTTTCTTCTTGGCACAGTAGTGGCGACCATTCTTAACTTCTTCCTTGGTTCTTCTGCGGGGAGTAAGGAAAAGACTGAAGCCCTAGCTGCGGAGCTTAAGCGATGAAAGAAAACTGGGACTTTGCATACACCAAGCTGATTGGCCATGAAGGCGGATTCACGGACGACGAGCGTGACCCAGGGAACAAGCTGCCAGATGGGCGCAAAGGTTCAACCAATCTTGGTGTCACGCAACGGGCCTGGGAAGAGCATGTCGGTCATAAGGTGACCCACGAGGATATGAAGGCGCTCACACCAGTGACGGTCAAGCCCTTTTACAAAGCACTGTATTGGGATAAAGTACGGGCAGACGATCTTCCGCACGGGGTGGACTACGTGGTCTTTGATACCTGTGTAAACTCTGGACCGGGGCGGGCTGCCATGATGCTGCAAGAAGCAGTTGGTGCTAAACCTGATGGTGCAATTGGTCCGATGACATTAAGCGCCGTGCGTTCGCAGCCTAGTGAACTACTGGTCAAAGACTACTGCGCCCGCCGACTGGCTTTCATGAAGGCCCTGCCTAAGTGGCCGACCTACGGTGCAGGTTGGGAGCGCCGGGTCAAGGAAGTGGAAGCCATGGCGTTGAAATTGATCCCGATGGCGGTGTGACGTGCCAATAAAGAAACTTCAGCTCAAGCCCGGTGTAAACCGCGAGAACACCCGCTACACCACCGAAGGTGGGTGGTATGAGAGCCAGTGGGCTCGTTTCCGCCAAGGCACCCCTGAGAAGATCGGCGGTTGGGAACGCATTTCGGCAAACACCTTCCTTGGTACGTGCCGGTCGCTATGGGCGTGGGCTACTCTGCGTGGGCAAAAGCTTATTGGGGTGATGACTAGCCTGCGTCAATACATTGCGTACAACGGGCAGTATAACTTCATTGGTGGTAACGCTACGTCTACGGTCTACACCGGCTTCACGGTTTCAGCTACTACTGGGTCTTCAATCATAACGATAAACCTCTTGCCCGTACCAAACAGCACGTACTACGCAGGCTCTTGGATAACACTGTCAAAAGCAACATCTCTTGGCGGCAACATCACGGCGGCGGTGTTAAACCAAACACATACAATTTTGACTGCAAGTATTGTAGGTAGCACGTTGACAATTGACGTTGGTGTAGCAGCTAACGCTTCAGACGTAGGTAATGGTGGTGCGAGTATTGAGGCTGTCGTTAATGAGCCGGTGTACAGCAATCTGTATAGCCAAGCTAACTTTGGGCAGGATTTGGTGTTTGGGCGGCGCGGCGGCGCTATGTTTATTTGGGATGCAGGCCGAGCGTTTCTCCTAAACAACTCTAACGTCGTCACGATTTCAATTGGCTCAAACGCTATTGTCACAACATCAGTTAATGATTTCGGCGGGACGCAACGGTTCCCCGTGCAGTTTGAGACGACTGGAGCGTTACCAACCGGTTTAACTCCTGGGACTACGTACTACTTGGGAGGCCCTAACGGCTACCCTACAAACCAGTTCTATATCTATGCTGCGCTGACTGGTGGGACGCCCATAACAACTTCTGGTAGCCAGTCTGGTACACATACCATCAGCATGGCTTCGATCCCACAAAGCGCGATCGCAACGGTGGCTGCTGATGCAATCACGGCACAGAACTTCATTCTTGTCTCAGACGTTTACCGGTTTGTGTTTGCGTTTGGGGTTGTGGATTATGGCCAAGCCGCGACCGCTCCGGCTCCCTACGAAGCAGGGTATATCGACCCTATGCTGATCCGCTGGTCGGATCAAGAGGATTACTCAAACTGGACACCCGCAGCGACAAACCAAGCCGGTAGCTTACGACTTTCTAGTGGGTCCGAGATCATCACAGCTTTGCAAGCTCGCCAAGAGGTCTTGGTTTGGACTGATGTAGCTATTTATTCCTTGCAGTATCTTGGCGCTCCGGAAGTTTGGGGTGCGCAGATTATGGGCGACAACATATCGATTATTAGCCAAAACGCCGCTGCTTACGCTAACAGTACCGCTTACTGGATGGGTGTTGATAAGTTCTATACCTACAACGGTAGAGTGCAGACCCTACGGTGCGACCTCCGGCAGTATATCTTTAGTGACATCAATACCGCTCAGTATGCTCAGATATTTGCTGGTACGAGCGAAGGCTTCAACGAAGTTTGGTGGTTCTACTGTTCTGCTAACTCTAGCACCGTCGATCGGTACGTCATATACAACTACGCCGAAGATATCTGGTACTACGGCAACTTAGCAAGAACGGCATGGCGGGACTCTGGGCTTTTCAATTACCCCCTTGCTGCAACCTACAGTAATAACCTTGTGTACCACGAGTACGGCGTAGACGACAACACCACGGGCACCCCTGCAGCTATTACGGCTTCCATCACATCCTCTGAGTTTGACTTGGATGACGGCGATCGCTTCATGTTTGTGCGCCGTGTGTTGCCGGACATTACGTTTCGTGGTTCGACTGCAGGTAGCCCGAGCGGTACACTGACTCTCAAGCCTTTGAAGAACTCCGGTTCCGGCTATAACGACCCCGAATCTGTAGGCGGTGACAGTAATGCGGCTGTTACTCGGACAGCAACCGTGCCAGTGGAGGAGTTTACGGGGCAGGTGTATATCCGCATCCGAGGCCGTCAAGTCGCTATGAAGTTTGAATCTACTGGGCTCGGTGTGGCGTGGCAGCTTGGTTCGATGCGGTTGGATATGAAGCCGGATGGACGTGCGTCGGGCTCTGGCGTCTCTGGCGGTTAAGGAACCCCCATGACATTTATTGTCACTTCAGACTACGAACTGCAGCGAGTTGCACCACCTGCGTTACCAACTGCATCAAATGAATACTCCAAGCTTTATCAAGACCAGCTTAATAATGCGTTGCGTCTATACTTCAACCGGCTTACCGGTGTTTTGGGGCAACTGATGGCGTCTTCCGATCTTTTCCCGGTACCGTTGCCAGTATCTATCGGCGGCACTAACGTAGACGCCTTTGGCCGTTTGCGCGTCAGTCAGCCATACACACTATTTGACAGCCAAAACCGATACGCTAAGGATGCACAGTTTAGCGAATCGCTAACTTCAGGTGGTTCGGCTACCTATCTTCCTAACGAAGCAACGGTCCGGCTTGGGGTTACGACATCATCAACTAGCAAAGCGGTTAGGCAATCGTTTCGGGTGTTTCCTTACCAGCCGGGTAAGGGCTTGCTGGTCATGGCGACGTTTGTTATGGCTGATGCGCAGGAGAACCTTCGGCAGCGAGTTGGGTACTTCAATACCGGTAACGGAGTGTTTTTCCAAAAGACTAACGCAACTAATGCGTTTGTACTCCGTACCAGTACGTCTGGCTCTCCAAGCGACGTGCGGACTGTTAACCAAGCAGATTGGAACGGTGACAAGCTCGACGGCACTGGCGCTTCCGGGTTTACTTTAAACACTTCCAAAGCACAAATCCTGTGGATGGACTTTGAGTGGCTGGGCGTGGGCTCGGTGAGGTGCGGGTTCATCATCAATGGCCAGTACATCGTGTGTCATACGTTCAACAACGCGAATGACCAAGATAAAGTCTATATGACTACGGCAATTTTGCCCGTCCGGTATGAGCTTGAAAACATTGGAACTGTATTCTCGTCCTCCAATTTGAGGCAAATTTGTTCCTCTGTAATTTCCGAAGGTGGATATGAACAGACTTCAGTTGACCATGTAGCGAGACGCACCACGGTTCTGGGCACGATCGGTGGGACCTTCTTGCCTTTGGTGTCAATTCGTTTGGCGTCTACGGCGCTGGGTGCAGTGGTGTTGCCAAATCGGGTGCAGGTGTTGCCTACGACAAGCCAAAACTACGAAGTGGCACTGATCAAGAATCCGACTTTGACGGGAGCTTCTTGGGCAGCGGTGTCTACAGATGCCAACGTCGAATTTGACGTGGCCGCCACCGCTACCACGGGTGGATCGATAGTGCAGACAGATTACGTCACGGCATCAGGCTCTTCCGGGATATCCAACACGTCGCTGCCCAACGCATACAACTTTGACCTGCAGTTGGGTGTATCGATTGCGGGCACAAGTGACATCTACACTGTTGCAATTAGAACCGTCTCTGGGGCGACTACGGGTGATGCAGTTGGGTCGCTGTCGTTCTACGACTTGACGATATAGGTGCGGTAATGGCTTTAGAATATTACACAGTGCCGTGGCAACAAAATTGGGATCAAAAATCGTGGGATCAAAAAAGCTATTGGGACAAAATTGGTGATTTATTTACGGTTGGCAAATATTGGCCCTACGACAAAATAATAACTTTATTTGGAGAGGAGCACGGGAAGGTATATGCTGAACAACTTGGGGTTGACCCAGATGATACACATTTAATTGCGGAAAAAAGAAGGGAACTTGATAGAATTAAAAAAAATGAAGAAAAAAACGCTAAAGCTGCACAAGTAGAAGCGGAGCGTGTTGCAAAAGCTCAAGCTGATGAGGCAAAAAGGGAGGCGGAACAAGCTAAACAAGAAGCTGAAAGAGTAGCGGCTGCTGAGCGGGCTAAACAAGAAGCTATAAAGGCGAGAGAGAATCGTCTTGCTGGATTAAGTACGTCTGAAGCCTATGAAAACATACTAAAAGAATTGCGGTATCAATCTGATGCGTTAAAAAATGCAGGGCTATATGAAAAAGTTTGGCGCCCAGGAGCTGATACAGATTTAGTCATAGAAAACATGGCCTCCAGACTTGCAGAATCTGGAGTTAAAACAATCAGAGATTTGCAACTTGGTACCGTCCCTGGTGAACCTCAGATTATCGGGGCTGATAACGAGCATGTCGTTTATGGCCCTGGGCCAGATCGCCAAGCATTAATTAATACTCGAACAGGGCAGGAAATCGCCCCTCAGTACGCATTCGCAGACATTGGGGGAGGTGGATCTACATGGGGCGGCACATTTGCTGGCCCTGGTTCTACTAGATACACGATTAACTTTGTAAACGGCGTACCTGTATTTGGGGCGCAACAACAAGCCACGGTTAAATCTGGGCTAGAGTCAATTGCTGGGCCTGCTCTTGGGGCGCTTGCCACTTATCTAAGTGCTGGCACGCTTGGCCCAGCTGTTGCTGCTGCGTTGGGCGGTGGATTGTCTGGACTTGTTAGCACTGGTGAAATTGAAGGCGCTTTAAAGGGTGCTGCACTTGGTTATGTTGGCGCGTCAATCGCCCCAGTTGTTGCAGATCAGACAGGGTTTGCGGTTGGATCAGCGGCTAATCAAGCTATAAGTTCAGGTATTACCGCTGCACTAAAAGGTGGTGACTTTGAGGATATTGCCTTGGCGGCAGTTTCAGGTGGCGTCGCTGCTGGAACTAATGCGTTCATAAAAGACCTCGGCGTTGATCTTCCAAACGTTGTAACTAACGCTGCGTCTGCAGCAGTTAAAGCTGCTATTAGTGGTAAGGATATTGAATCCGCTGTGGTTGGGTCACTTATCGGTTCCGGTTTTAAGGCAATCAGTGAGCCCGCCGTCAGTGATACATACCCTGAAGAGTTTCAAAGAGGCACCGCTAAAGATATCACCGAAGCGTTTACGGATCTTCAGCTTCCCACTGACTACGGCGCAGAGCCGTTTAAGCTTGCAGAAGATTTTGGTTTTTCTGATATTGCAGGTATCGATCAACCAAGAATTTATGATATTGCAGGTATCGACCAACCAAGAATTTCTGATATTGCAGGTATCGATCAGCCATTCATAGAAGATGTTGGGCCGGTGCTGACAGGTCCTCGGCTTCTTACTGAGCCGGGGCTGACGGGTCCTCAGCTTCCCACTGACTTTGTAGCTGATTACGGCGGAGAGCCGTTTAAGCTAGCAGAATATTTTGGTTTTTCTGATATTGCAGGTATTGATCAGCCATTCATAGAAGATGTTGGGCCGGGGCTGACGGATGTTGATAGCACTGCGGCAGATGCTATAGCAGATAAAGACGTTATAGACTTTATAGATTCTATACCTGATGATGAACTTCTTGACATTGGCCAAGACCTTGGCGATATCACTACTTCGATTGACGAAGATCTGTTAAACCTTCCTATTGGCTTAGACCTGGATACTGGAGCTGATACTGGGCTTTCAGACGATGAGCTGCTGGACTTGGCGCTTGGGACCGATGAGTCGCCTCCTGGTGGCGGCACTGACGACCCCTTCAAGGGTGTAACCGACTATGAAGAGCAAGCTGGTACTGACTTGGGTGAAGCCCAGCAAGAGTTTGAAGACTCAGGTACTGTGCTTGATGATTTAACGGGCGGTGTCGGTGGTCCTGGGTCTAGCTATGAAACCGGTGAAGGGCTTCCGGGCGAAGAAGCTGCAGATGATGAAGATCCCTTCAAAGGTGTCGTTGACTACGAAGAGCAAGCTGGCAAGGATTTAGCTGACGCTGAGAAAGACCAAGAGCTAATTAACTACGAAGAGCAAGCTGGCAAGGATTTAGCTGACGCTGAGAAAGACCAAGAGCTAATTAACTACGAAGAGCAAGCTGGCAAGGATTTAGCTGACGCTGAGGAAGCTT